ATACGTCTCATTTTTTAATAAAATTCTCTGATTAATTTTTTCTTTCTTCTAACTGAAGCGGGGGATATCTTATATTTTTTACACAATTCTTTGGTGGTTAGTCCGTTAAATATTATATCACCAGTAAAATCAGATTCAGCTTTATCTGATAACGCTTTAGGTCTTCCAAATTTTACGCCATTTTGAATGGCTTTGATAATTCCTTGTCTTTGTAAGGATTTATGTGTTAAAAAATTTCTATCATGGATTTTACCATGACAATTTGGACATAATTTTACTGTTTTATTTCCACCTAATGATTTAGGAACTACGTGATGATCATGTAAATCATGGATACTATCACATTCAAAGCAAATATCACTTACATCGTTCATATAATTCGTCGTTTATTTTCTTCACTCGTTTTGCTTGATCTTCTTCCAATTTCAGTTGCTCATAGAACTCATCAAACATTCCAACAATATCAACGGAATCTATTTGTTCGACATCACCAATCGTCTTGGTTGCCACGTTGTATTCTGTGGTTAGACGGAAAGGGGCAAAGTTGGACAGGTAAATCTTAAACTTCTCCACCTTATCATCATCCATTTCTTTGTCAATAATCAGCTTTACGATGTTTCCTTCCACATCCTCCACTTTGTAATTCTTGATCTTGGACAGGGGAATCTTAATAAATTCGGGGGACACCGTATTCTTTACAAATTCTACTGAATCATCTTCCAGATTCAGTATGTGATAACCTTTATCATCCCCTGAATCGTTGAAATCGTGGTGGAAGGTATTACCAATATATCGAATCGTTCCTTCGTTGTATTTCTTGATACTCTTGGTATGGAAGTGACCACTCCAAACATTGGTGGTTCGGGATGCTAAGAAATCCATGACTTGAAATCCATGATCACAGACCTTGTAATTGTTCATCTGAAATGATTGAATTTCAAAGTGTCCAAAAATATGATCAAATTTACCTTCGGGTAATTCGTGATTCCAAGGAACAAATAGCAATTTTTTACCAAACGCATGGAATTCCAAATTCTGATCAATGATGGTGATGTTATCATGTCCCTTGAGGAATCCCAAACTATGGACATCGGAACGATTTTTATAGAACGCATCATGATTCCCTATGACCATGAACATTTTGAAGTTTTTGAACTTGGCAATTAATTCAGATGCAACGTGGATTGTTTGGACAGAAATCTCCGAACGATTGTGGAAGAAATCACCAAGGAAAAAGATGTCAGTAATCTTCTTTTTCTTTAGATCGGTGATAATCCAATCCGCCCATTTTAAGGCAATTTCATGCCACTCCGTTGAATTTCCATAAAGACCTAAATGAAGATCGGAAAATAGTGCTACTTTTGGTTTCTTTATCATCTTCTATTTCTTTACTAACATTAATCCAAAATTCGCTATGGAATACGACAACCAAACGATACTCCACGCATATTGATGTTTCATCAGGAATGAAACTGCCACGGAAAAGTATAGTAATGCTGAAATCAACATTACCACACTATCATAACTATTCATCATCATATTCATCCCCCTCCAGATTCGGTTTAACATATACGTGTCCCATGGAATCCGGTTCACTCATACTCTCCATATAAACCATATCCTTGTAATCCTCTAGACCCTTGTGTTGACCATTTTCCTTCTTAATGCGGTTACAGAAAGCATTCCAAGCAATGCGGTTGAAATATGAGAATGGATTGAATTCCGATTCAATTTTATACAATTTCTTTTCCAAAGCTGCATACATTTTTAATACAGCGTCTCCAACCATCTCCTGTTTCCAGCTTTTGGAATATCGAATAAAATTAATTTTGTATGATAATCCCTCTGCAATATTCATCAAATGAACTCCCAATTCATCTAATTTTTTACCAGTCTCATAATATTCAATCAATTGCTGTTTGAATAGCTTGGAATTAACATAATGAGGTTTCTTAGCATTTTTGTCGTTAATCATAATTCTATAATTTTATTTTTAAACACGATCTGTTCTTGATCGTAGATAGTTTGCCTGTGTAACGCATGTGATTGGGAATACTTTAAATTATCTGATACATCAATGATGCGGAGCTTGGTTTTATTATCGTGCAATCGGAGTCCACGACCAATGGACTGCACCACCCGAATGAATGATTTACCAAGTCCAGCAAATATGATATTGGGAAGATTCTTGATGTTAATACCAGTTGAGAAAATGGATGCCATAGCAATACAAATGATATTATCATCTTCTTCCATCATGTCAATTATTTTTTTTCGTTCTTCGACTTCCATTTCGCCCTTAACAAAGAACACTTTCTTAGTAGATCGGGTATGCATAAGAGATAATAATATATCTCCATGATCAAGATGATTAACCATGACAAGTACATTTCCACTAATTGACTCAGATAATTTAGAGATGATTTGATTTCGTTTTTCGTGTTTGTATAGATATTCCAGTTCATCTTTATAATTTAATTTTGTTGTTTTTGAATGGTTAAGTTGCAAGGCAGTGATTTCCACATCAGAAATATATCCTTCATCCCTAAGTTCCTTGGATTTCTTTTCATATATAACGGAACCAAATGTTCCAATTGTCTTCCACTGGTCAATGAGTTTATCGGAAAGTGTTCCTGTGAATCCAAATTTATTAGGAGTATTGATTTTGTTTATGATCTTTGATATACCCGCCGTGTCGTTGATTCTATGACACTCATCGGTTATGAGCAGATTAACACTTAAAATCCATGGATTATTGGTAAATTGAGCAAGAAGGTTCTCAGAATTGCATATCACAACTTGAGTATCCTGTGGTTTGGTTCCCCCCGTCCATCCCGAATACGTGAATGTCACACCATAATCTCCAAAGTCACCCTGTAATTGATTTACGAGAGATAATCCGGGGACTACTATGAGACATTTAAAAGTATCATTCAATACGTTTCGTGTATAATTCTCAACCAATAATGCTTGTGCTAACGATTTCCCAGCAGATGTGGCAAGTAAAAATGTTCCAAACCCTTTTTTCAAACCAGCAATCACTGAATCCTTCTGGTAATATCGAGCATCATATTTCAATTCATTCCAAAATTCTTCGATTTCCACACCACATTTCAATCTCTTTTTAAAATCATCCGTTAATGATATGTCGGTGATCTGGTTATCTCTGAGATATTTTAAAATCTCTCCGTGGAAACCAAAATCGAACAATCCTGTGGGGGTGATGGCATACTTACGATCCTTAACAAACCGATTGCCTTTACTTTTGGCGAAAAATGCCCCATCATTCTTGACGGAAAAATGATTGCGAATCATCCCAAGGGTGTCAGAATCGGTGATGATTTGTCCCTGTCGTTTGGACAATTTGAAGTCAAGGGTTATCATTTAAGATTCTTGGAGAGTTTTTATCGCAATTATATTTTTGATATCCTGTGATATATAGGTAATTAAATCAACAATTTTTGTTAGGTATTCCACCAGATACTCTTGTTCTTTAATTTTCTGGTTGATGTTCTCCAACGATGGGGTTTTATCCAGATCGTCCAGCACTTGTTTGTTGAGAGCTACGGGAGACTCTTCCATCAGCTTCTTCTGAAGCGTGTGCTTGGTGGATGCCTTGAGCTTATAGAGCTTGTCCTTCTCGATCTTCGCATCAATCAGACGGCATACCCAGAAATGTTTTTCTGCTGGGACTCTTTTGCAGCGATCCTCCAGCGTGAAATCGTCTATTTTCATAAACTCTTCAAATTGTGCTTGGTATCTTTTAATTAATTCTAAACTCATAATTCTTCGGTTTTTATTCTATCTATCAATTTTCCAAGGTTGTTGTGTCCTTTACCAGTAAAAATACACTTACCATAAAATACATCACCCCAATTATTCCACTCAATGCAAGGCTTATCAAAAGATAACAACTTATCATACCAAGAAGTCCCTTTTTTGAATTTATGTTCAATGGCAATTCGCATTAAATCCATTTTCACAACATCCCAATCCTCCCGAATATCCAGAGTTCTACCATAAGTCTTGGCTTTATGTGGAGTCATTTGAGCGATTTTCTGTCTCTCGCTATGACGGATGGAATTGTTGGGAACTTTCATGGCAACATAGAAATTCTCAACAGTCCAGTAATTGATGCCTTGATATATGATGGGGGAATCCATTCGTCTCATATTGGAGAACCAATTGATACAATATTTACTGGATTCCACCTTATTTTTAATAATACAACCATGGCAAGGATCGGGATCACAGTAACAAACCAAATATGAATCCTTTCCGGTCAATTCCCGAATAAATAAATTATTAATAAAATCACAAATGAAAGGATCACCGGACAAGATAGCCTGATTCAGATGATTTTCATATCCAATGATCGCTTCTTCCACCGTCTCCACCTTATACATAGCTTGGGGATGATTGGATTCCTTGTGATGATAAGGATTACCCATGACGGAACCGCGCCCAATGTAGAAATCATCGGGCGTTGGTTTATGGGTCTTTTTATTCACCACTCGTATCATATACTAAATAGTAACATGGAATACTCTCGTGTCAAGGATGAAAAAAATATAGCAAACATTTATCAACAGATGTTGAATGAAGACATGACAAGCGGTGGTGTATTTGGTGGTGATATTG